AGGAGCGTGAGTCTGAGCGTCGTAAGCGCGAAAGGGAAATGAAGTCGGAACGCCGTAAGCAGGGGCGCGACGCTAGCGAGGCGCAGCAGGCTACGCAGTCGTTGTTCGACATCCTCGGGCAGGGGTCGAAGGAGTCCGTCTAATGGTGGATGAGCAGCGGCTGAGCCGCAGACTCGACCAGATGTATTCTGGCCGGCAGGACTGGGAGAGCCTGTGGCAGACGGCCTACGAGCACATGGCCCCCGAGCGGGCAGTGTTTACCCAGGGCGGCAGCGACCGCACAGCCGGGTCCGTGGGCGAGTACGTCTACGACAGCACGGCCATTGACGCCGCGGAGCGGCTGACCAACCTGGTGCTGAGCGGCCTGACGCCGCCCTGGCGCAAATGGTTCCGGTTCAAGCCGGGGGCCATGGTCCGCGACGAGGAGGAGCGCCAGCGCATGCAAGACTCCCTGCAGCTCGTCGAGGACGTGGTCTACGAGGAGCTGCGGCGGTCGAACCTCTACCAGGAGCTGCAGCCCATGATGCTCGATCGCATCGTGGGGGGCACCGGGGGCCTGGCCCTGAACCTCGACGACGACCGCCTGCGGTTCAAGGCGGTGCCCCTGGCCGAGGTCGCCCTGGAGGAGGACGACGCGGGCGAAGTGAGCGCCACGGCCCGGCGGGTCGAGATGTCGGCCCGCAACATCCTGCGGGCCTGGCCCGAGCAGGTACCCGAGAAGTGGAAGCAGGACAACCAGGACCGGGCGGACGAGCGGTACCACACCGTCGAGATGATAAACGCCCGGGACGTGGACGGGTCCTGGCAGTACCTGGTGCGGCTCCGCAAGGAGAAGGCCGTGCTGGAGACCGCGGTGGAGGACCGCCCGCGCCTGCTGGTGACGCGGTGGACCAAGCTGCCGGGCACGCCCTACGGCCGGGGCCCGGGCCTGCGCGCCCTGCCGCATGTTCGGGCGTTGAACAAGATCAAGGAGCTGTCGCTCAAGAACGCCGCGCTGGCGGTCTCGGGCGTCTATACCGTGGTGGACGACGGGGTGGTCAACCCGTGGACGCTGAGCCTCGACCCGGGCGACTTCATCCCGGTCGCGAGCAACGCGCCCAACGAGAAGTCCATCGCGCCGCTGGAGACCAGCGCCAACTTCGACGTGGCGATGTGGTCGTTCGAGGAGCTGCGCTCCAGCATCCAGGAGATCTTCCTGGCCGACCAGTTCGGCCCGCTGGACAAGACCCCGCGCTCGGCGACGGAGGTGTCGGAGCGGACGAACATCCTGGCGCAGGAGCTGGGGTCCACGATCAGCCGGCTCCAGTTCGAGCTGCTGGTCCCGCTCATCAAGTCCGTCGTGAGCGTCCTGCAGGAGCAGGATCGCCTGCCGCAGGGGCTGGAGCTGGACGGCGACCGGGTGAAGCTGGAGTTCAGCTCCAAGCTGTCCCAGGCGCAGCTCGCCGAGGAGGAGCAGGATCTTATGGAGTTCACGCAGGTCGTGGCGCAGTTCGGGCAGATCGACCCCCGGGCCGGCATGACGGTGGACATCCAGGCTGCGGTACGGAAGCTCGCCGCCCTCAAGGGCATTGACCCATCCGTGCTGCGCACGGATGACGATGTGGACCGCATAGCGCCTGGTGCGGAACCCTTGGTGGCCGAGCTGCGTCGAATAGCGGTGAGTAGCGCCTATAACCCGGGCCGGTCCAAAGCGGACATGGCCCACGTGGATGGCAAACGAGCCACCGCGGTGCATATTCTGAACCTGGGAGGTAAGGCAAATGGCTGAGGATACCGGCGAAGGCGAGGGGGACACGCTCCTGAGCGGCGTCGAGTCTACGGGGGATGCGGTCCAGCCGCAGAGCGGCGCGGCAGAAACGCCGGTCGCTGACACGGACCAGAACCCCTACAAGAACGACCCGGACACCCCGATCAATACGCCGCCCGAGGAGGGCGAAGGCGAAGGTGAGGGCGAAGGTGAGGGCGAGGGTGAGGAGGAACGGCCGGAGTGGCTGCCGGACAAGTTCAACACCCCCGAGGACCTGGTCCAGGCGTACAACGAGCTGGGGGCGAAGGTCCGCGGCAAGTTTGATCTGCCGGAAGGGTTCGACTCGCCGGACGAGCTGGTGGAGGCGTACAACCAGCTCAAGGAGCAAGGGTCGTCCTCGGGCCCCCCGGAGGCCTACGAGATCGAGATGCCGGAGAGCGCCGAGGGGCTGACGGACGAGGACCAGACGATGTTCCGCGAGGCGGGCCTGACGAACGAGCAGGCGCAAACCCTGGTCAACCAGTTCCACGAGAAGGTCATGCCGGCGCTCCAGGAGAAGCAGATGGAGCTGGAGCAGGAGCGTCTGGGCCGGCAGTGGCAGCTCGACCCGGGCGACCGGCAGTTCACGTCCCGGCTTGAGCAGGTCAAGTCGTGGGCGGAAACCAACCTGCCGCAGCAGGTGGTGTCCCAGCTCTCCCAGTCGTCCAATGGGGTGAACGCCCTGTACCAGATGATGCAGTCTGGGATGCAGGGTAGCCCCATGGACGGTCAGACCGCGGGTACAGCCCGGATCACGCAGGCGGAGCTGGATTCCATGGTGCAGGACGAGCGGTATTGGTCCGACCCGTCCTACCGGCAGGATGTGGAGCGTCGGCTCGGGTTGCGGAGCTGAACGCTCCGGGGTAGACTACGAGGTAAGCAAGCCCCTTCCGAGGGAAGGCACACCTTGCTGGTACGTCTCGTATAGGCATAGGAGAAGGTAGAGATGAGTACGCAGGTACCCGAAGCCTTCGTCCGGCAGTACGCGAGCGAGGTCAAGGCGGCCTACCAGCGGGAGGGGTCGCTGCTTCGTCCGACTGTGCGGACGCGTGAGGGGGTAGAGGCTGAGCGCATCTACTTCCCGAAGCTCGGCAAGGGCAAGGCCACTACTAAGGCCCGCCACGCCGAGGTCAACCCGATGAACCTCGACCACGAGCGCGTGTACGCCGACATGAGCGACTACTACGCGCCCGAGTATATCGACGACCTGGACCAGGCGAAGACCAACTTCTCCCTGCGGGCCGAGTATGCTCGGGCTTCTGCGTGGGCGCTCGGTCGCACGACGGACGAGATCATCGTGGAGGCGCTGGATGCGGCGCCGGCAGCGAACCGGCAGACCGCCAACCTGAGCCTGGCGAACGTCGCGAACGTCCACAAGCGGCTCACCGACCGTGACATCCCGGCCGACCGCCAGCGGTACGCGGTCATTTCCCCGGACGCCATGGAGGAGCTGCTGCAGATCAGCGAGGCCGCCAGCTCCGATTTCAGCCGGGAGCAGATCCTGGTGAGCGGGCAGGCCCCGACCTTCTGGATGGGCTTCAACTGGCTGGTCCACACGGGGCTCCCCGACGGGGTTCGGGGGTACTTCTTCCACCAGCCGGCCGTCGGTCTCGGTATCAACCGCGACGTGCAGACGGCGGTGGACTGGGTGGCAGGGCGCGTGGCGTGGCTCGTCAATAGCTGGATGAGCATGGGTTCCGTGCTGATCGACGAGTCCGGCATCGAAGTCCTTGAGTCCTAATAGGGGGGCATGACGATGGCATTTCAGTTCCACAGCCTGAGTCGCATGGGCTTCACCGGTGCCGGTGACGGCAACACGCTCTGGTTCTACGACGACCCGGAAGGGGACGGGGCCTCGGCGATGGCGTCGGGCTACTTCCCGGACGATCTGATCGGCGTTATGCGCCCGGGGGACATGGTGTTCCTCAGCGGGGGGCCCGACATGGGGCAGATCACCTATGTCAGCTCCGCCAAGGGTGCGTCGATCGCCGTGTCGGCGGCTAGCACCGCGGCGCTGTAAGGCCGTCTCACGGGCTTGTGAGGCGCTGAGGGGCCGGTGGGGAGACCTACCGGCCCCGTTTGTTTGGAGGGCGGTATGAGCGATCTCGACGTCATCAACGACGGCCTGGTGCGGCTGGGGGCCCCTCCTGTCGCAAGCCTGAACGACGCCAGCGCGCAGTCCATCGGGGCGGGCAATATCTACCCCCGGGAGAAGGC